CGGAACAGGGTTTTTATCTGACGATGGAACACAAGATGAGGCAGGTGCTGACGCTTCTGCGTGTAAAGATTTTACAGAAGTAGATTTTGCTGATGCTTTAGCTGCTAGTGATATCTTAACTGATATGGCTTCAGTATATAATGCTGCTGCATCTGATATCTCAGGTATACTTACTAAGCCTGGTGTTGGTTTCTATATGAACAACAAGACTTATGGTTTCTACATTCAAGCATTAGCTTCTGCAGGTTCTAATCAAGGACAAATTTCTGGATTAGGATTTGATGCAAAAGCTGATACTGCTACTTACTTCGGATACCCAATATACAGATGTCCAGGTATGTTCAACGATACTATCCTTTTCACTTATCCTGAAAACTTAGTATTCGGAACTAACCTTGCAACTGATTGGACTGAAGCTCGATTAATACCTACTTACGAATATGATGGTTCTGACAACGTAAGAGTTGTAATGAACTTTGCTGTAGGTGTTCAAACTGCTGTAGCAACAGATGGTGTATATGGTTCAACTGTTTGGACTTAATAGATACTTTAAATAGGGGGTTGTAATACACCCCCTTTTTATTAACTTTTTAATACAATAATAATTATGGCTTGTGATATTACAAGAGGACGATTAATAGACTGTAAAGACACCATTGGTGGCTTGAAAGCTATCTTTATCTGTAAAGCATACAGCAACAACATAAATGCTGCTGCTAATATAAATACAACAGAAATGACTAGTGCTGGTTTTGCTACTTGGTCTTGTTGTGGTGGAACTGTTGAGGTTTTTAAGTATGATTTAGTTCCTAATTTAAGTTCTATGACTGTAAATGTTAATTCTGATAATGCTAATGGAACAACATTTTTCGAGCAAACATTATCAGTGGTATTACAAAAAATAGACCACGACACAACCAATGAGCTTAGATTAATGGCTTATTCAAGAGCACAGATATTTGTTCAAGACCAAAATGATAATGTATTTTTATTAGGAATTGACAATGGCTGTCACGTAACAGGCGGAACAGTTATCACAGGAACTGCTATGGGTGACCAAAATGGCTATACTATTGAATGGGCTGCACAAGAAAAGAACGCTTTAATACAGCTTCCTGCGAGTGCTGGACCTGCTACGACTAAATATCCGTTTGATGGATTAAGTGATGAAGCAAACTTAACTATTACTGTGGGAACATTACCATAATCGTTACTCAATACGGGAAGAAAAGAAGGGGTTTTATTACCCCTTTTTTTTATTAAAAAAAACAAATAACCTATATTTATATTTATAATAAACACGCTATGGCTTGGAAATTAAAAAAAGAGTGGGAAGGTAAAAGTATTGATTCAATAAGAATACCCTTAAACGACTTAACACAAAAACAAATAGAAGGACTTAGAGAAAGTGTTAGAAACAACTTATTTATAGAAGATAAACCTAAAAAGAAGAAAAAGGATGTTCAAGTTGAAGGATGAATATAATAAACCAGATATTGTTTTTGCAGACTTAAATAAATTAAGTGATAAGGAACAACAGATGATTAAAGACACTTGGGATGTAATTGGTAAATACTTTGATTTGATATGATACAGTTTTTACAAAAAAAATCAACACTAACAGACCATGCTGTAAGAATTAACATATATGATAAAATGATTCCTTATTCTGGTGAAACAGTAACGGATTTAAGACCTATATTTAATTTTACAAGTCAATTGTCAGGAAATGGCTTTAACACTTTACCTCTGAGTGCATCTTACACAAGGAAAGAAAGATATGTGTCGATTAGCTTTTTTACTTGGTCAGCATTTGCTCCTCTTTTTGGTTATCTTAAATTTGGAACTACTGACCTGCCTTATGGTTTATATGATGTTACAGTATACCAGAATGACTTTCCAACAAATCTTGATCCTACAGGTTTGAGAGTGTTGTGGAATGGGTTAGCTAATGTAAAGCAGTCGGGAAATCCTGCTGTTGAGTATACAGACTATGATACTAACGATGCAGACACAGAATCTGTTTATATAACATTTTAAGATATGATGCAAGTAAAAATCGGAAATTATGGAGATGTATTATTACTCAATTCGTTTTATCTAGATATACACGATAAAATGACAATAGATTCTGGTCGTGTTTTAATTACTTTTACAAGTCAATTTACGGGTAAGTCAAAAACTGTATCGGTTAACACAGTATACACAAACAAAGAAAGATATGTTTCGTTAAGTTTTTTTACAACAAGGTCATCATCTCAAGAAGACTTATTAGAAGCAAAGATACGATTGGGAACAACAGACTTTCCGTTAGGTTTTTATGATGCTACTCTGTATCAAAACGCAGACAGCAATAACCTTGATCCAACAGGACTTCCTGTTATTTGGAATGGTATTATGAATTTAGCTGGAAACACTAACGCAACAGAATCTGTCACATACACAGAATATACTACTAACGATGCTGATACAGAAAGCATCTATTTAACAAATCCATTATGAATTTAAACTTAGTAAAATTATCACATTATAATATTCCACATTTAGTGGAAAAATCTAACCAAGACTGGGTAAGTTTTGGAGAGGATAACCTTTATCCTAATTATCTATTAGAACTATTCTTAGGTAGTGCAATCAATGGTGCATTAGTTAAGTCAATTGGTGCGATGATATATGGTGAAGGATTAACTGCTACCAATGCAGACGAATCAGATGCTACAAAAGAATCTTATTTACGATTAACAGAACTTTTACACAATTCTGATGATGATGTATTAAAAGACCTTGCATTAGATTTAAAACTGTTTGGTGGTTGTTATGTAAATGTGATATGGTCAAGAGATAGAAGTCGTATAGCTAAGATGAAGCATATTCCTGCACAATACATCCGTTCTGGTAAAATGATAGATGGAGAAATAGATACTTATTATTATAGTGCTGATTGGTCTAAGTATAAGAAATCAGAATATCGTCCAATTCCTTATAGAGCATTTTCAACAGAAGATAGAGCTAATGCAAGTCAGATTCTAATGATTCGTGACAAGAATCCTGCTTTATTCTATGGATTTGCACCTGATTATGTAGCTGCTACTGATTGGATTCAAATGGAATTAGAAATAGCACAGTTTCATTTATCTAATATTACAAGTGGTATGACACCTTCTATGCACGTTGGATTTTCTAATGGTATTCCAACAGAAGAACAAAGAAGAACTATCGAAAGACAATTAAATCAAAAATTTGCAGGTAGTGGAAATGCTGGTAAAATACTTATCACATTTAATGACGGAAAAGAAACAGCACCTGTAATAGAACCTATCCAAATGAATGATGCACAAAGTGCTTGGGAAGGAATGAGTAAACAAGCAGTAAATCAAATACTTGCAGGACATAGAGTTACATCACCAATTCTTTTTGGAATACGTTCAGAAGGTGGTGGACTTGGTAATAATGCTGACGAATTACGTGATGCTTATTCATTATTTAACAACACAGTCGTCATTCCTTTCCAGAACACGCTTTTAAAGGGTTTGGACAAGATATTCGCCGTTAATGATATAAACCTTGATTTATACTTTAAAACGCTTAAACCTGCTGATTTTATTGATTTGGAAGTTACTAAGACACAATCAGAAGAAGATCAAGAAAAAGAAGGTGTTAGCCAAGAAGATATTGATTCTGATGATTTTGTTGAAATGTCAGATGATGATTTAAACATAATATTTGAAGAATTACAAGGTGAACAAATGGATAAGGAAGTATGGGAGATAGTAGATGAACAAGATGAAGGATTAATTGAAGACTATGAAGATTGGGCTAAAAAACTAATCAAAGAAAACAAAGAAAAGTTTGCTGATGAAATAAGAAGCAACGAAGACCAACCTAGTTATTTAGATAAATCATTTTATAGGGTTCGTTTTAAGTATTATAGAAAAAATAAAAGAGCAAATAAAAAGGGAAATGGTTCAAGGAAATTTTGTGAAAATATGATGCGACTTTCCAATGCGGGGTTTGTTTATAGAATAGAAGATATTGATAAGGCAACTAGAGAAGGCGTAAACAAGCAATTAGGACACAAAGGTCGTCCATATTCACTTTTCAAGTGGAAAGGAGGAAAGTGGTGTAAGCATTCTTGGAAGACGGTTCTATACAGACTAAAAGCAGGAACAGAATTAAGAGAAGGGCAAAGTTTAGATGATGACTATCAAAAGACAGATAGCATACCTAAAAGCTACACGCCAAGACCTGCGGGAATAGATGTTGCAGAAGGTGTAGCAAATGCAAGTAATGGTTGGTATAAATATCCAGGAACAAAATAAATTTAAAAATATGGCGATACAACATACACTATACATAAGTTCAACACGATTAAAAAAAGATTCAGCAATTGGCGGTTCAGTTTCCGATGACCTAATTATGCCTTATATTTTATTAGCACAGGATATGAGCATTCTACCTATACTTGGAACAGACCTTGACGCTAAACTAAAATCAGATATTCAAGGTGGAACATTAACAGGTGCTTATAAGACACTTGTAGAAACATACATTCAACCTGCATTAGTGCAATTTGCATTCGTTTCTCTTGTTCCTTATTTACGACTTAGATTTGTTAATAACGCAGTTGTGGTAATGGGTGCAACAGACCAATCTTCAAGTGCTACTTATGATGACTTAAAGCCAGTAATGGACACAGCTACTGATGCAGCTGAATTTTACAGTCCCTCTCTATCTT